GCTGAATCCCTCGGGTTTTTAAAGACCAAAAATTGGGCAATTCTTGAAGAATTAAATACTGCTGTGGTCAGTCTTAAAGCTGATCACCTTTGGATAGCTGAAACGCTTGCATTACGAGGCTCCGACTTTTGTCGAGGCGAAAATTGGAAGCGCGTTGAGGCTTATAAAGAGAAAGTGGATAATCTTTCAAAAAGATTGCGTTCAATTAATCTCCCAGAGATTAAAAACAATCAAATTGTGGTTGAAGTCAATGTCATCCAGAATAAGATGATAGATTATCTTAATCAAATTAAGATAATCAGAAACAGTATTGGGATTCGTCCTGTGCCGGTTGGAGTCTGTATCCAAGGTCCGAGTCAAATCGGAAAATCAACTATTGTAGCTGAGATTGTGAAGCGTGTTAAAACAAAGCTTCGCACTCGTCAGGATCTCTTCGGAGAAACTCTCGGGTGGTCCACATGGGACGCTAATCAACGTGAAGAGTTTGATAGTGGGTACGTTGGACAAGAAATTGTCAATATGGATGATGCTTTCCAGGATAAAACCAATAAAGATCATCTCATGTGGTATACTTATATATCACCAACATGTGTCGGAACGATTCAAGGAGTTGCGGAACAAAAAGGTTTACCTTTCCGCGCTCTCTTGTGTTTGACAACATGTAATGCGATGCCGACTAAATCAATCACAGTCGAGCATATCGCTGCTCTTCATGAGCGATTTCCATTGACTTATAAAGTTCAATTGAAAGAAAACGTCACAGTGCCAAAGCAATGGGATCCAAGTTTTGATCATCTTAACATTCGATATGGATCTATGACTAGCTTTGTTGCAGGTGTTCCTGAAAGGAAAGATCAGAATGGAAATCTAGCTACATCATCAGTGAATGATTGGCCAGAGACCAATCTGGACGGAATTGTTGATCAAATAGTAGAACGAATGATCAACAATATGACGTTTTTCAACGCCAGAATGGCTTCAATGCGCCAGCTTCCCATACAGGAACATGGTCTATCAGACGATGAAGATGGAGGGATATTTGATTTCGATAATATTGAATTCGAACGAACCCCCCATTCCGAAGTTCCGGAGGGATATATCCCTGAAGAGACTGAAGAAGAGCTTGCAGCTTTAACCTTAGAGGCTGTTGAGCAACTAATTCAATCTGTTGAGGCTGATCGTTCTCGTATGGAATCTCGCGAAAATTTTCGAATGGAGCAAGTACGAACTGCTGGAACTGCGCAAGATGCATTGCAAGTCGATGCCGCTTTAAGGGCAATTGCAGAAAATCTGCAGCGAGTAGTGCAACAACAACATTGCAATACTATTCGTGAAGTAGGTGACTGGACTCAGTACCTACGTCGGAAAGATGACCGAGGATTGTTAACGACAAGTTTTAGTCCCAATCTCTTTCAAGGTGAAACTGGTCTATATGACTTTTTATCTTCTTTAGGAGCATGGTATGTTCCGTCGGACGATCGTGAAGCATTTGATGCAGCATTCATTCGCCAAGGCTTATTGAAAGTCGAAGGTCCTTATGATGAATATCTATGGGGCCCACTGTTGAAAAACGGTAAAATTTTATATTTGATCAGTGATGATCTAATATCGAAGGTTGACGTGGCGATGCGAGGTTTCTGGAAAGGGACCGTTCCACACCGTTTGAGATTAATCAATTCGTGGTTTTGGTCACGAAGAGGGCAAATCATATTCAATACCAATTTTATCAATATTGTTGGTTATGAGTTGATTCCACCTCATCCGGCTTACTTTGTGAGTCACATGCTTCGCAGCTTAACATTTTATATGTATCCGGAAGGACCTGGTTCATTTTGGATCAGAGATTTTGGATGGAGAGGATGGGCGCATAATGCTCATAATACTCTCTGTGCACCTTTGTGGTGTGTGGCGCGAACGTTTGATTATTTCGAAACAGTAGCCGAAAGGTTAAAGACGCATATGCTGAATGTTGCGATTCAACTACTGGAATTTTTAGGAGTTTCGGTGGAAGGATTGTGGCGTGATGTAGCGACTTTAACTATTAGTTTAGCTTCGGAAGTAGTAATAATTGGTCTCGTAGCCATATTGTTATTTATCTTTTGGAAGCTGATGAAGCTCCTCTTCAGTCCAAAAACTGGAAAGTTGGAGCAGCATGAATCAAAGAATGAGTACGGTAAAATGTCTCGTCAACGGAAGAATGCAAAGAAGGATAAACGCCTTCAAGTCCGCCAATTCAAACAACGCGGATTCGAGGAACTCACTTGTGATGATTCCTGTACCTTAGATATCCACGAAGAAGATGAGGATAACTGGTACAAAGTTGGTTGTCTTAACTTAGATAAATCAATTTACACTGACAAGGCAATCGAATGGTTGCTCCGCGAAGATCAGTTTGATGAATCTCATCATGCAACGATTATTCGCAATAAGAACACGCACATCGCTATTCGAGTGGAAGACATTGATGATTTCCATTTGGAGAAGACTGAATTTGTGGGAGCTAAGCGTATCACTATGCTAGTTAACAAGAAGGAAGTTTTTGCTCCTCAAATCCGATTCAACATTGTTGGAGGAATTGATGAAGTCTGCGATCGCTATATCGATTACTTGGATTTATTCAAGGATCTCGATATTTGCGATTGGGAAGGCGATGTTGATTTTCGAAAGATTGGCGATATTTTCCATGTGAAAGTGTGTCTGGTGGGTCTGACCACGATTATTCAAGGCAAACCACAACACTTCACACGGAGAATGCTCAAAGATCTTACTAGTATCTCTCAAGATATTTTAGGTCTTAAAGAGCGCAATGATGGTGACATCAAAATTGCCTTTGAAGAAAATGGCGCAGCCGATAGCATTCAACTCCATCGAACGCTAGTTGACAATCATCAAGTGTTCATGTCTCGTGTTCCTTTAACAGAACTCGTACAGAACGAGTGGGGAAGAATACCCACGGTCTCGGACATCTAAGCCAGATAATTTTTAACGCGCATAATTATGCAGTTGGTGATTTTGTTAGGTTTTGGCGTTATAAAGACAAGGGTTCTCCACACTATCAAATGTGTGAAGTAGCTCGGATTGATGTTATTCGTGACATCGGATTTGCTAGAATTGTCGGTAAAGACGAAATGTTAAAGCGATTAAGAGAAATAAACTGTTCTGCAGTTAATATGTCTTCAGTTCCAGATAGATTTAGGTCTCTGGAAACTCATCTTTGCGATGAGAAAACGTGGTTTTCATTAGCCGCGGATCAATCGTGTTTGTGCTTCTTGCCTTCATCGGGGATTTCGGCTATCGGTCGAAGTCATATCAAGGGCAAAACAGCTTACTTGATAAATGGCGAATCGGAAGTGCGAGATTATGTAGAGGTTTCTCAATTGAACCTCAGCGTTGGTCTCGCAAAGCCGGGAGATTGTGGAGGTATAGTAATGTCCTTCCACGATCGCCATCAAACCAAGCTTTTGGGTTTTCATTCCGGTGGAACACCAAGTCATTGGTATGCTTCGATCCTCAAGAAAGAAGATTTGCTTGAATTTAAGCAACATGGAGATAATGACGATAAATTTTCAACATTAATTGTCAAAGGATCTCCGACCGATTTACCTAGTGGATCGGAAGTTACTTTCCTTGGAAAGTACAAATTCTCAACACGTCCAGCCGGAATTAAATCACTGGCACATTGGTCTTATTCTCCCTTCTCGGAGGAATTTGAAGAACAACTTCAACCAGGGCCTTTAGACGCCTATGATCCTCGGATCAAAATTGATCTTCCAACGAATCAATTAGGAGAGAAATCTCTACTATTGATTCCTAATGGGGTAATGTGTAAAACATTACCTTCCATTGACATCGAAACTTTACTTCTCGCTGAACAGCAGATTATTGATGAAATGTCGGCTAAGATTGGGCATATCACTATGTTACCCTTAGCTTTAAAGGATATAATTGAGCGAGGACTCAATGGTGGACGTGAAAACCAGTTCTGTACTGGAATGGAGCTTGATAAAGCTTGCGGGTTACCTTGGAATGAACTTCCTGGTTGTACGAAGAAGAGTGATTTTCTTCAAAACGACGATGGAATTATTTCATTTCGAGATGACGAAAACGGTGTTAAACTGTTAAAACGAGTTATTCAAAAACTCGAAGCCGCAAAAGTTGGCAAACGAACTATTTCGTTCAGCAATTCAAAGCTTAAAGACGCGCAGATTAAAATCTCTGCAGTGGAACAAGGAAAAACTCGTGTTTTCCATTGTATACCGGTCGATAAAGTTATCTGCGATGCTGCCTTGTTTGGCGACTTCAAAGAAGCTTATTCGAAAGCGTTTATTAGCTTAAATCATGCTATCGGGGTAAATCCGCATTCCAATCAATGGAGAGCGATCTACGATCACTTAAACGTGCATCCTAATGTCTTTGACATGGATTTCACCAATTATGATAAACATCTTCATGGTGAATTGATGCGTTCTGTCTTTAACATCATAAGACAAGTGATCCAAAGAAATGCTCCCGATGAATGGGATGTAGCTCGTGGAGTTCTTGCAGAAGAATCGATCTGTACCTACGTTGTTGATTACGATACTGTCTATGAAACAACGCGTGGAAACAAAAGTGGAGAATATCTTACTACTGTTGTTAACTGCATTGCGAATGACATATTGTCGTTTTATACGTGGGTTAAGGTCACAGGCAATCAAAATCTTGCCGACTTCAGAGATAATGTCTCAACCATCACCTTCGGTGATGACAAGATCGAGTCTGTCTCGGATGAGTATGCTGAAATGTATAATTACTTCTCTTCAAAGGAAGTGATGACATCAATTGGGCATATTATAACCCCAGGAGCTAAGGATGGCATTGAACGAAAGTTCTGCCCGCTTGAGCAAGCTCAATTTCTCAAACGAGGAATAATAATGTGGGAAGGATTAATAATCGCCCCATTATTGCAAAGATCAATCGAGTCCCCCTTTGTGTGGACTCAGATTGCAAATTCAGAACACGAGATCTGGAGAAATCTGACTGAACAGTGTATGTGTGAAGCCCTGCTTCATGGTGAAGAATATTACGATGTTTTTCGGCACAAGATCAGTCGATGTCAAGATTTAGAGTTGCGAGCTTCGCTTGCTAGTCTTGTTGCAGTCCCTTTTAAGGTGGCTAAACGTAAGTATTTCTCGAAATACTACGGTTCCAACACGCATTTATGTTCTTAAACGCATGTTTCGTTGTTGCTTTCATGTTATTAGCTTTATGGCTAATGCTGAAAGAGTGGGCTTCATTGACCTACATAACTTCTCGTCAAGATGACCGAAATCGGAGATCTAATCTTTGAAAATAATTCAACTTTATTTGAAGTTTTGGACACTTTAAATGTCCCAACAATAGCAGCACAGTTAAATGCTACTAATGAGCGATTGGATGAGGTTAATAATCAGTTGAGGCAACTCGGCTTAATTGTTGATCAAAATCAATTTGCGACAACGACAGCTTTCATAGCAGTCAATACTAGATTAGATTCTACAGAGAGTCAAATCAGTGATCTCGTAGGAGAAAACATCAGTTTGCAAAGTCAAGTTCATGTGCTTGATGGAAGGGTTGATTCAACTCTTTCTGATGTAGCGAGGCTCAATACCTCAGTTACGACCCTGCAGGCAATTGTGGATAATCAAGAATTAGAATTTTTGGCCTTGAGCTCTCAAGTTGGAAGCATTAATGTTTCTATCATTGGGCTCGAAACCGCCAATTCAATCTTAACTTCACAAGTTACATCCTTAATGGGTCAAGTGAGCGATCTTACCAACTCGTATATCGCTCTAAATGCACAAGTCTTTAATATGCAGACACAGGTTAATTCACTTCAAACGTCAGTTAACTCTCTCACTCTCAATAGGTTCAGCAATGACCTGCTTGTCCGTGGGAATGAATATATATTCACTTGGCGAGAAGGTACCAACACCTATTCGCGCCGAACAACTTTCTCAGGCGCGAATACGCAAAGTATCTTAGCTAATACAGGCTATGCTTGCACTGTCTTGGACACCCAGACAGGAACAGCGACAAACCAAACGGTTTATCTCTGCGCAACATTCGATTATTTAAGAATCAACGGAGTTCTTAATTATGCGATTACAGCTGGCACAGTTCAGTATTCATATTCCTCCACCGGAATTAATGCCCTCACAGGGTATATAACCTACGTATCATGAATCCGACCCAAACGATCCAGATATTCGACATGCCCCGGCGCTTACGTGCTGGTTTCGTGTCATTGCCACAGGCAGGTCCAGATCCATCTCTGGCCAATGGAAATATTGTTTCCGAAGTGGGAGAACCAATAGTAATTACTACTCCCGTTTATGAAAAACCATTCCTCGCGTATCAACTGCGAAAGAAAAGGAAATATAAAATTCCAGACCATGTTTTTGGTAAGGCTTACATTGGTAATGCTTTTGCGGCTTTGCAGCCACGAATTGTTCCCCTTCCAGCGATAGGAACCAGGGCTGTTATACAGCCCCGAATTACCCCAGAGCAAGGAGCTTTGATGGATTTGTATAAGTTCGTCCAGGCAAATTTTCTTTGGATAGTTCACATTCCGGCTCCCATTGGAGTTGGTGTTCTCGTTGAGATTTTCGCTCCGGAATTGGACAGTACAACTGTCTCACGTTCAGTGCGCTTTCGACCAGCTGGTTGTAACACCGTTGCATTTACAGTGCCTTGGAGTAATGATCTATCAGTCGTTCCGCTTAACACACCACGTGAAGGGCAGAGCGGCGGAGCAATCGCAATCCGAGTCGTTGAAGATAATACGACTGAGACAGTCAACACCCCGTTGAATGTCACTATTTACCAAGCAGTAATCGATGTCGCCGTAACCACTAAAGTAGTGGCGACAATTGAGTATGCAACTCGAGACGGTTTGTTGTTCAAACCACAAGCCTCACCTCTCCCAACTGAGAGGTTTGAAGAGCATGGCGAAGATGACGATCCTGCTTCAACAACAGAGGTTCAAGCCGAAGGTGTTGGAGATATCCCATCTCAAGTCGCAGTTGATGCGACCCCAGCAACTGAAATTGCACCAGAAGCTGAAAAACCAGAAGGAAAACCACTAGTTCCAAAAGGTTCGAGGGCAACTAAGAATCAAACAGGATTGGTGAATACTAGATGGTTTGAAGCTATGGTTTTCACAGCTGCATCAGATACATTGATGACATGGCAAAATCTTACGATTGACCCATATACTCTCACCCCTCGTGGAGAGAATATAAGTTTAGCTTATCGACGAAATGTTTGGGTCGCAGGCTCAACAAAATGTGGATATGCACGAACACTGGCAGCGAAAATCATTATCGCACGCCCGCCATCAATTTCTGGAGTTGTAGAATTTCAGGATTCAAGGAATGATTCTTCTCGTTACCTTGTTGAAATTGGAGGAAATGTCGAACTTCGTTTGACCCC